GGAGCGTCGGATGGGCCGCCTCGACCAGCCGATCAACAATGTCAGGGTCGAAGGTCATGTCCGTGTCGATCATGAACAGCCAGTCGGCGTCGAGCTTCATGAAGTCGCGGACGATGTCGGTCCGGGCGCGCAGCAGGATGGCCGTCGACCGTTCGATGTGGGCGCCACCGTCGAGAATCCGCCGCTTGTGGAACGCATCCCATCGCCACAGGTTCAGCAGGCACCGGGTGAACTTCGCCGGCACCGTCCCCGGATGCGGGTACGCGACCGCGACCTTCTGATCGTTCTTCGATGTCATGCACAACCTCCCGATAGGTTGGGTAGAACCGTCAGACGGCCCGGAGGATCGGGACTCCGGGCCGTCCAACGGCGAACGGTGGGATCAGACGCGCAGCATCTGGAACGCGGCCGGATTGACGGCGCGGGCGCCGACCCTCCAGAACGCGAACCAGCCGACCTCACCGGTCGGCCGGCGGTTCGAGCCGATGACCAGCGGGTTGTACGCGACGGACATGCCGACCCGGTCCACGATGTAGTAGCCGGAACGGAAGTCACCGAGAACGACCACGTCGTCGTTCGATGCCGTCGCGGTCGACAGCGAGGACTGCATTCCCGACGCCTCGTAGATCGGGTAGCCGATCAGCTTCGAGGGGATCGCCCCGCCGAAGTCCGTCCAGAACGCCGACTGGGCTTGCGAGGGCCCGGTGGCGAGGGCGCGGAGCAGGTTCTGGATGCCCTTGTTCGCGGCGAACGATGCGTTCTGCCGGTAGCGGGGCGCCAGGTTGCTGTCGAGGTTGAAGATGTCGACAGCGCCGAGCGACGCGTTGGTGTTCGCTGCGGTGCGGCTCGCCGTGACGAGCTGGAGCTCGGTGACGATCCCGTAGGGCTGCGTCGAACCGGTACCGACCGCGAATGCGGTGCCCTCCAACCGGTCGCGGGCATCAGCGAACAGCATTGCGAGGTCCCCGACGATCGAGGTGTCCTCGATCGTCTCGAACGACGCCTGGACGTAGGCATCGGCCCGGACGGGGGTGATCGTCGGCTGGGTGAACGTCGGCGACGCGTCGGTCGCCTCCGCGGCCTCTGCCGTCCACTCGGCGGTCACACCGGCGGAGGACACGCCCTTCCAGGTCTGCGTGGTGATGGTCTTCACCGTCGAGATCTGGCGGAACGGATTCGCGATGCCGGAGTTGGCCAAGATGATGGTCGGGTCCAGCATGGGCGGGACCAAAAAACCGCCCTGGGTGGTGGTGCCCTCGTTGAGGGCGGCGCGCTCGGCGTCCGAGAGGCTCATCCCGGTCGGATTCGACAGGTACTTCGACCAGGCGTCGAAGTACAGGTCCGAACCGGTCCGCAGGATGTGGTCGGCGATGTCGCGGTCCCGCTGGCTGCGGCTGGCGTTGGAGACGAGCCGCTCGGCGGACTCCTTCGCCCCTTCGGGCAGATCGTCGCTCCACGCTTCGATGGCGCGCAGAGCGTTCGACCGGTAGGTGCCACCGTCGGCCGGGTTGTCGACCCGCAGGCCGGACCGGTCGAAGATTTCGTCGCGGGACGGCTTGACGATCACGTTGAACCGCTCGCTGACGGCCGCCGCGCCATCACCGGTCTCGTGGGTCAGGTTGGTGGAACGGAGCGCACTGAGGCGGTCGGCGCGGTCCTGGAGGACGGCCCGCTCGGTGTCGAGCGTGTCCCATTCGGTGTTGAGGGCATCCCAGTCGGAACGCTGGGCGTCGTCGAGGTCTCCCTCGACGGATGCGAGGGTCTCGATGTCGGAGCGGAGTACGCCCATGCGGGCGAGAATCTCCTGGAGTCGGTTCATGCTGTCCCTTTCGTGGACACGGCCAGGGCGCGGACGCGCCGTTGGCGGGCTTCGAGTGATGGTCCCGACCCGTGGCCCTCTTCGGCCGGCGGTTCGTTGGCGGCTGACGTGTCTGAGACGGCGTCAGGCGTCGGGGACGGCGGCTCAATGCTGCGTGCCGTGTCCAAGAGGCGGAACAACTCTTCGCGGTCCTCCGGGGAGATGCTTCGGAGGGTGTCAGCGAGTTCTGCTGTGCGGACGCCGACCATTGCGGCGTCTTTGTACGCGGGGATCGGGGTGGGCCCGAACTCGGTGAGGGCGACCTCTGTCCGATGGATCAAGTCGAGCCCCTTGCCCAACCGTCGGGTCCGCTCGGACGCCACGAACCGCCCCGAGAACGACTGCCCGGTGATCGACCCGTTGTTGATGCCCTCGAGCACCTCATCGGCCAGGTCCGTCTTCGAGTAGCGCGTGACCGTCAACAACCCTTTGCTGTCGGGCGTGATCTCTAGCGGAGTGCCGAGCGGCATCGAGTACCGCTCCGAAGGCGTGCCGTACAGCGTCTTTCCGTGGTTGTAGAACACCCCGATCTGCCCGGCGCGCTCAGCGATCGTCTTGGCGAACGCTGTTCGCCCGATCGTCTCCATGTAGTGCCCGTCCCGGTCGACGATTTCGGCGGGAGTGTCGAACACTGCCGCGTAGGCGACAACGGTGCGGCCGGTGCCGTCTGCTCGGATCGAGATGTCGTCGAGGAGGAAGTTGCGTTCGTAAAGTTCCACCCCTACCTCCTTTCAGTGTCCGCCCGGACGTTTACCGGCGCCCGCCTGGGGTGCTGGCAATGCTGGCTGCGGCGCTATCGCCGGTTTCTGCGGTGCGGAAGGCAACGACGACTCTGGACCTGCCGGCGGCTCATCGACCGTCGAGGGGAGCTTCGTGGAGGTCGTGCCGGGCGTCTGGACCTGGATCGAGTAGGTGCCGGTGTGCTTGAGCAATGTCAGGTCGTTCCCGGTGACCGCCGCGATGATCGAATCGGGCTCGAACCCGGCCATGAACAACTCACGGACCGCCCGCGACTCCGACTCTTGGATCGTGGCCTGCGCCTGCTGGTCTTCCCGCAGGAACGGAATGTCGCGGGTGTCGTACCACAGGCGGGTTCCCGACGGTGCGGGGACGATCACCTCGAGCGACCCGGCGGCGTTGCGCCACAGCGGCGACAGCGTCATGTCGGCGAACTGCCGACGAGCGGCGGTGAAGTTTCCCGAGTTCAGCGAGGACCCCTGCAACCCCTCCGACAAGCCGGCGACCACGGCAGGGACGCCCGCGGCCTGCGCCAACCGGGTTTCGCCTTTGCCTTGGGTGACAGCGAAGTCGAGTTCCCGCATGTCCTTGCCGATGACCGTCACATCGGCGCCGGCGCCGGTGTAAAGCGTCTTGTAGGCGTTCTGCCAGCCGGCGTGCTGGGCGTCCATCTTGTCGACGAACTCGGCGAACTTCTCCGGGTCGGTCTCCTGGAGTTTCACCGCCAGGTTCGGGGTGGCCGCGTTCTCGAAGAACTTCAGCTTGTGGCCGATCATCGCCGAGTCGGCCCGGATCTCGCGGATGACCGGCGTCATCCACGACATCCCTCGGTACCAGGCGAGCGGGTCGGGCTGCGGCGAGAAGTGGGCGACCTCCTCGGCGAGGAACGACACCGGATCGGCGCCCTGGTTGATGCCGCCCTGGTAGTAGTTGTAGCCGAGCTTCTCAAGGCCGACCGTCCCGCCCCGGTAGGAGCGATCACCAAGGATGATCTGCACCCAGTCGGGGCGCATCAGCACGAGCTGGCCGTTGATCTTCGCCACGTAGCAGTTCCCGGCGAAGTCCGCGTGGAGGATCATCGCGGCGAGCAGGTCGCCGGTCGTCCCGCCCGGCCACGGGTTCTCCAAGATCGCCAGATCCGGGTTACCGAACAGATCCCCAGGACGGCCGCCCTGCAACTTCTGGAACTGGAAGCGGGCCTCGGAGAACACCCGGAGACGGACCGACGCCAACCCGAAGATCACGCTGTTGCCGGCCAGACCGCCGGCGACGAACCCCTCGAAGCTGTTCGCGATCGACTCGGTCTTCTGACCGGGCATCGTGGTCTGTACCGGCACCGTGTAGGTCTGGCCGCCGACCGAGAAGGTCGTCATCCCGCCGAACCCGTCGCCTGCGTTGAAGTACGCCTCGGCGATGTTCATCCGCTTCGGGAGCAGCGCATCGAGAACTCTCATGCGGCCCCCTTCCGTGCGGCGTAATAGGTCGCCACGTAGACCGCGGCGACCAGTTCAACCCCGCCAACGACAAGACCGGCCGGGAATGACCACAACCCGACACCCACCGCGACCATGGCGCACCCAACGAGCGCGACCAGGGCGGCGACTACCGCCATGCGACCAGAATGTGCGCCGTCTTCTGCTCGGGCATCGTCATGGCAGCCTCCAGAGCGAGAACGGCTGCGATGCCCCCGTCGATCTTGCGACCGTCATCGCCCTTCGTGAACACGTACAGGGTGCGCCCGTCGCCCTCGGGGTCCCGGGCCTTGGCCTTCGCTTTCGCCATCGCCAGAACATGCGAGGTCAGCAGCGACGATCCGTCATGGGTGACGGCGCCGAGATTGACCGAGGTCGCGAATCGGTCACAGGCGGGCGACATCCGCCGAGGCTGGTTCGTGTCGAAGAACGCCACGATCGCGTCCTCCGCCTTGCGGCCGGCGTTCCACCGCTCCATCCAACGTTCGATCTCGGTCTGCCACTTCGGCGGGTCGCAGAACATGCGGCCCACCGTGAACCGCTCGAACGTCTCCTCGACCTTGCGTTCCACCTCGAGGCGGGGGATCTTCCAGCCGGCCGGGGCGTTCACCGGGCGCTCCCAAATCTCGATCTCGAACAGATGCCCGTCGGGTGTGCAGCCGACGAGAGCCGTGGCGTCCTGGCTGATCGAACCGTCGAAGCCCAAGGCGATGTATTCGCCGTCGGCGACCACCCGGTCCGCGGTCACGCGCGCCGCCCAG